AACTTGTACGCGTTGCACAACTTTGTGAAATCTATCTTTTGTAACTCTACAACGTCCATGTCCGCCAACGGTAACCCCAATGGAATGTATCCCATTTCACCGCCCGCAAAATATGGTGCGCCTTTATTGCTCGAATTATGCAGATACTTTGCGAAATCGTTTTTACGTTCACCCAATGTTTCAATGGCAAATTCGTTTTTCTCGTACACGATACCAGGTATGCCGCCGTTTTGTATCTGGCCAACGCTTGCATCCATTCCCGCGTTTAAACGTGTAATGCGTTTGGTTAGCACTTGTAATGGCGATAAGCCACGAAATTGCAACCCGTTTGTTATGGTTGGGTTGTAATATTTAATGTGTATTATTTCATCCGTTGTAAACTTACCATCAAAACCAATATCAAAATAACGGTAACCAATAACGCGTTGCGGGAATGAATCGGTAACAATCACTTGGACATTTTGGTTATTTAATGCATGTAAATAAACTTTCCCCTGATTTGGTCCTAATTCAATTACTTCCTTATATAAAAACAATTCACCGGTTACGTAAAGGATGGTAAAATATTTTATTTTATCCTCATAACTGATTGAATCAATAAATTCAACAAACGGATCCGTATCCGGTAAATCCTGCATTGCTTTTAATCGGTAGTGTTTGCCCTGGATTGATTGTTGGCCGTGCGCCTTGTACCGCTTCATCATTGAATCATCAACAATCTGGTAACCGTACATTGGAATGCGCGCCGCCGTTTCACTTAAATAACTAATAATGCTGTACACATCATCAATGGTGCAATACTGATCTATATTTTCAACAACTTGCCATGATGGATAAATTGCCGTTGTGGCGTTTATCTGCATGCCTAAATACGAACGTTGCAACGCTTTAACCTGCGTTTCTAATTTCTTAATGGTTTTGGTGCTACCAAATAACCGGTCAATTATTCCCATATGCAAATACCATTTTAGGTTTTAATTCAAATATTTCCCGCATCATGAACATGTCCATTAAATCGGGTGAATCCCCGTTCAACTTTACTTTCATTTCATCTTTGCTAATCAAACGTAGTTTGCCGTCATAATCGGCTTTATCGCGTTTAATTGCTTTGCGCTCATGCATGAACCTTTGGCGGATATTCATCGTTGCATCATACATTTTATTTGCAACATGTTTGTTAACCTTTATTTGCCCATCTTCAACACGTCCGCCCATCCGGTAAAAACATTGCGCCTTTAAATTCATATAATTCTCTTTAATTAGCCGTCCGCTTGTTGGATCCTTTACACTATACGCCGATGCGCCACCATTAAATGGAACCGCGCCCCTTATAAACCCGTCAATGTAACTACCAACGCCATCACTATCATAACAAATATAACGATTATCTACCGAATATTTATTTGCCATGTTTTGTATCAAATCAATCACCTGTTTGCCGTCCGATTTATCCATAATTTCAACGTCCATTAATTCGAACCCTTCCCAATAACCAACAACCAATTTATTACTCCCCTTCATCGCAATATCCGCCGTTATATATCGGCCCTCTTTACTCTTCAACCTGGCACCATCAAAACAATTGGCGAACTTATCAAAATCAAATAAATCATTTGGGTTATTGCTTACCTTCCAACGCCCTTCTAATAATTGACGCCTCGTATCTTCGTCCTGGCTTAACAGATTGCCGGGATAACTCGGATCATTCTCTAACCCCGCTTTATTATCGTAAATGCTACCAGATACAAACGTAATGGATTTTATAAAGTCCTTTGGATTCAATCCGCTTTGTTCAACCATTGGCGTAATAATGTGCTCGGCTTTTTGCATTACTTCATCATACGAATCCCCCCAAATATAATCATTACCGTATTTAATGAAGTACCGCAATACCCCGCGCCGCTCCAATATTGGAAAACCCGTTTCCGGATCAATCCACCATTTGATTAGTTTATAAACCCATGATTCCGGATCGGGGTTACATGTAGCGCGAACGAACGGCCGCACCTTACAATTGGACCGGTTACGGCTTAACAGATAAAAAAACATTGATTCACTAAAATGCGTCAATTCATCAAATCCAATAAACGGTATCTGTGCACCCTGCCAATCATATTTGTTCTTTTCATATTCCAAATGCCGAAATGAAATCTTTGTGCCTACAGGAAATTTCCAATCTAACGATGATTCGCGCGGCTCACCTTTAACAATCGGGTACAACTTCATTGACGTATCCCATAACCCGCCCTCATTCCTAATTTGCACCGATGTGCGCCGAAATATAACCCCGCCAAAACCAGGGGTGTTAACGTGCCGCAATGGATCCAATAACAATGCAAATGTTTTACCCACAAACGCCGCCGCCCCACCAATTACAATGTCAGCCGGACTACTCAACGCTATTTCCTGGTAACCCCGTTGCGGTCGTATTATCGTTGTATTCTGTTGTTGTTGGCTCATTATCAATTAGTTCTGTTTCGTTTATATTGTCTTGAATGTGGGTAATATCAATAACATCCCGTTGATTATCTGGCAATTGTATTATTTGGATGTTTTGCACATTATCGCCCGTTATCTCTAATTGCTTTTTTTCCTCTGGTCTGCCAACCGCCATTTGCCATGCGTAAATTATTAACGATGGCACGCCACTACTTAACAACGCATCAAAACCCGCTTCAACGCTACCGTATTTATTCACGATGGCAGCCAACGCGGTTTCCCTAACTTTTATTTCATATTCCTTTGGCGGTCTGCCTGCTCTCTTTTTTTCCATAATATTTAATCAAATCTAAATAACCCCTAACAATTATAAAATTAACCAATCTGTGTAATATTTACCATTGTGGCACCATTACAGACGTTTTGAGCCACTTTTTGCCCTTGTTCAATTGCTTGTACTATATCGGGTGCAAATACCTTTATTTCGATTGTAATTGCGTATAACGGCATATTATTTAAATTTTCCATTTGTAACGTTTTTGTGTTTTTAATCTATACATTGCCTGAGATCTGGATATTTCCAACGCACTCATGAATTCGGCTAAGTTAGCAAAAGTAAATTTGGCTTCCATATCATAAACGGGGGTGTTGTTAAAATCCATTTGTTTATTATTCCATCGGGCAATTATTTTACCATTTTTGTAAATGGTTACCGGGTAATCTTTGATATAAAAACGTTCCTTAAATATTTCCAATATTTCCGCCTCTGTTCTGGTCGTTGTAACACAACGGTAAATATTATGATGTTTTATATCTTTCCATACTTCATAAATATCTTTTTTATCCCACAACTTTTGATCGCTTGTAATCAATGTAATCGTTTTTTTCATTTTTTCTACTTTCTATATATATATATAAATAACTACCTACCTACCAATTTATAATAAAAATAGATTACATCGATTACATACATAGTTACCAAATTGATTTCCAATGTGTTAGGATGTAACCCATTTTTAAAAAATACGTTACAAATCAAAATAAATCGGTTACATCGGTTACACTTTTTTGCTCATTTTCGCCCTTTTGCTCTATTTTGAACATTTTGAGGTTATTGTTTTGTCTGTTTTTGTAATCGATGTAATCCATCCCCAAAATCTGGGAACCCATTTGTAACCCTTTTTTAAACCGCTTCAATGAATAATCTTTACGATCAATTTCGTACCTATTTAGGTAATTTTTCCATTCATCCGACACCCCCAAACCTTGCCCTAAATGCTCTTTAATTAGATCATCGAAATAGTCCAAAAAGTCCTCTCCAAATTGCATTTTGATTTGTTTGCGTTTTAATTTGTCGCTGTTCTCTATTTGTTTTATCCCTTCATCCAAATACATTTGAACGCATATAAACATAAAATTGTAAAACCTTTGCCACTCTTCATGCTCCCATTCATCAAATAATTTGTGCCCAAAATGATCAAATGGGGTGTATTTGCTCGAAAAAAACGGCGCAAATTCCAACACCCTTTGCCGCCTTTTGGCATGTTCTGCGGTGTTTGAAATGCTATAATTAGTCGTAAATGCTATTTTGGGCGATTCATTATAAGATAAAAACAACTCATCTTTATTCTTTTTTTCAACGGTCATGCCCTCTGTAATGGTTGGGTAATACTTCTCAAAATCCACGTTTT